TCACAAGTTTTGCAAAAATCGCGTAACAGGAAAATCTTTTTTAATTGAAGACTATGAGATACTAAAAAATATTTACCCAATGTTTGATAAATACACATCAAATAAAAAATTTAATAGTACGCAAGGTTTGTTTGCTATACATCCTTTTTTTAAATTCATGAGTTTTGCAAGAGATAATGGTAAAGAAGTGTTAGCGTATTACAGAAGTTTAAGTTTTGATGAAAAGAAAGATTATGAATATACTATTGAAGAATTAATTGAAATGGAAAAAGACTACATCAAATTTAAAACTAATGAAAAGATAAATGGTAGAACTACAAAGATCTTAGACTTTCAAGACATGGTAGAGGATTTTTATAATAACAAAGAAGAATCTGAAAAACTTTGTAGAGATATAAAGGTATTAATCGTAGATGAAGCACAAGATTCTAGTGTCATACAAAGAAAAGCAGAAGAAGTTATGTCAAAGAATGTCGATTACTTTTATAAAGCAGGAGATCCGGACCAATCTATTTTTGAGTTTGCTGGTGCAGATCCAGATTCTTTTCACAAAGAGTTTGCTAATCCAGAGATAGAACTAGAACAAGGGTACAGATGTCCTAGAGTAATAAATGATTATTGTAAAAAGATAATAAAAGATATTTGGCAAGAGTATGATTATACTAGAGTATGGAAACCAAGAGAAGAAAACGGTCAAACTATAGAAGGTGAATTATTTTATTTATCGAATCTGACGCAAGACCCTTTTGCGTCTGAATTAAAAAATAGAATATTAGACACAGATGAAAACTTTATATTTACTTACAGAGGTGGTGAACCAAGAGACATGATAAATTACATCATGCAAATAGGAATCCCTGTTAAAATACCAAACAAAGAAAAGAGTAAGTTTAAATTTAAATACCCTACCAACGACGTTAAAAACCAAAGAGAATTCATGGGTTTTGCTAATGGAGAAAGAAAATCACTAACAAAAATCAAAGCCATGTTCAAAGCCATTGACCCGCAATACACACGAAAAACTATTCAACAATTAGAAAATGAAGACAATGGAAGTTACGATATAAACTGGCTAGTCGATAAAGGGTTTGTCGTTTCAGGTATAAAAAACATAGATGATTTTCAACGTATTAGTAAAGTAGACTCAATACACATGAAAAATTATATACGTCAGATAGTTGCTAACGATAGAGACCTGGAAGATAAGAGAGTATTTTTAGAAAACATACACACAATTAAAGGTAAAGAATTTGATAACGTGGTGTTTGATTTTAAATTAACAAAAGAGGAAGATTTATTTTCAAAGAAACGAATGAAGTTTGTTGCATGCTCACGTGCAAAGAAAACTTTGTGGTTATTAAAAAGTACAACTAATTTAACATTTGCAGGAAAGGAGGATACTCATGAGCAAAGTTTGGGATAAACAACATGGCGGAAGTCATTATAAAAAGTATATCATTCAGCCAAGTAAGTTTGTTGTTGAGAATAAATTGCTATATCCAGAAGGATGTGCTATTAAATATATTATTAGACATCAAGATAAAAACGGTAAGGAAGATTTATTGAAAGCGATACATTTTATAGAAATGATCATGGAGAGGGACTATAAGTGATACCAGATTTAGAGGAATTAGATATTAGAGATGGTGACGTTGTTGCTGTTGACTTAGAGACACACGATCCAGACCTCAAGACTCACGGATCAGGGGCTATCATAGGTAAAGGTAAAGTGTGCGGTATTGCAGTTGCATATAGAGATGAAAAATATTATTTTCCAATCGCTCACTTACATTCAGGACAAAACCTTGGCGTAAACGTAACATGGAAAAAATTAAATAAGATACTTTTTCAAAATGAAAAAGTAACAAAAGTATTTCACAATGCCATGTACGACGTTTGTTGGATACGTGCAATTACAGGTATGATGCCAAAAGGACCAGTATACGATACAATGATTGCAGCGTCAGTCATTGATGAGAACAGACCTAAATATAGTTTAGATTCACTAGCTAAAGATTACTTAGACGATGAAAAATATAAACACGACCTTGTAGATAAGGCAAAAGAATTACATGGCATATCAGATCCAATGACTAATATGCATCTGTTGCCATACGATTTAGTTGTCGATTATGCAGAGCAGGACGTTTCACTTACATTAAAACTTTGGAATAAATTTGAAAAAATAATTAAGTCATCTGTGGATACAGAATCTAAAAAGAAAAAAACTTTAGAAAATATATTCGATATAGAAACAAGATTGTTTCCTTGTTTAGTTGAGATGAGATTTTTAGGTGTAAGAGTTGATGAAGAAAAGGCAAAAACATTTGGAGACACTCTTAAAAAAGAACAAGCAGAAATATTAAAAACAATTAAAAAAGAAACAGATCTTGACATTGATATCTGGGCTGCAGATTCTATTCAGCCATTGTTAGATCACCAAAAAATTACAGATTATAAAACAACACCTAAAACAGGGCGAGCTAGTATAACAAAATTATATCTAGAATCACATACAAATAAGTATTTAAAAATGATTGCAAAAGCTAGACAATTAGATAAACTATTCAACACTTTTGTAACCGGTATTTTAAAATTTATACATAAAGGTAGAATACACGCAGATATAAATCAAATAAGATCAGACCAAGGTGGAACGGTTACAGGTAGATTTTCAATGCGTAATCCAAACCTACAACAAATACCATCTAGAAGTGAATTAGGTAGCAAAATAAGAGAATTATTTTTACCAGAAGAAAATCACAAGTGGGGATCGTTTGACTATTCACAACAAGAGCCTAGACTGGTTGTGCATTATGCTTTGAAGAATGGCTTTTACGGAGCCGAAGAAATGGCAGAGGAGTATCGAGAGGACCCAACTACCGATTTTCATGAAATCGTTGCTAGAATGGCTAAAATTACCAGAAAACAGGCAAAAACAATCAACCTAGGTCTTTTCTATGGTATGGGTAAGAATAAATTAGCCAGATCTTTAGAACTAGAAGATGACGAGGCAAAAGAACTTTTTGAGAAATATCACAGCCAAGTGCCTTTTGTTAGAAAACTATCACAAGGGCTACAAGATTTTGCAGAAAAAAATAAAAACATTTTTACGTTAGAAGATAGATTTTGTAGATTTGATAAGTGGGAACCTATTAACAAAGAATGGAATCCTGAAAAAGGAATCTTTGAGATAAGTGACTATCAAGAGATAGATGGCAAAAAACAAATAGTTAAAATACCAGTACCTATATTAAAAAGAAGAGAGGCAGAGGACAGATATCATGCAGAGAGAGCAAAGAATAGATATGAAAACGATCCACACGGTCAATACTTTGAAAAACATTATAGACCTGCATTTACTTATAAAGCTTTAAATAGATTAATACAAGGGTCAGCAGCAGATATGACAAAAAAAGCAATGGTGGACTTGTACGAACAAGGTATCATACCACACATACAAATTCATGATGAACTTTGTTTTTCTATAAAAGATGAAGAACAAGCCGATAAAATAAAATCTATCATGGAGGATGCAATAAAACTTAAAGTGCCTAACAAAGTGGACTATCAATCTGGACCAAATTGGGGTACAATAAAATGAGGATATATTATGGCTTACTTAAATGCAAACATACCACCAACTTACGCACAAATAAGAAGAGAGTTTTTATATGATCTTAAAAAACATCACGGAGAAGTTGAAGATTGTATTATCTTTGGTATTAGTGCTCTTACAGGTCGTAGCATTTTATTCCATGCTATTATGGAAAATGGTGCGATCTTTTATAGACTTCCTATCAGCGCGTTTATTCAAAGAGGATTTAAACCCGAAGATGTACCAATACGAAGACTGGATGAA